AGTACAACAGGACATCGACATAAAGGACAAGAAGAAGTTTATATTTTTATTAGTGGCAAAGGACAAATGGAGTTAGATCACAAAATATTTGATGTGCAGGAAGGCGATACTGTACTAATACAGGATAACGTATTTCATAAAGTACACAACACAACTGATTACGGTTTATACTTTGTGTGTATATTTGACGGTGGGAGGAATCACTAATGAAGGTAGGATTTACTTGTAGTACATTTGACTTATTACATGCAGGACATGTACAAATGTTACGTGAAGCAAAGGACCAGTGTGACTATTTACTAGTAGGATTGCAAGTTGATCCAAGTGTAGATAGAGAGGAAAAGAATCCTCCTGTACAAACAATTATAGAACGTTACACACAACTTAAAGCAGTTGGTTACGTAGACGAAATTATTCCGTATGGAACGGAGCAAGACCTAGAAGACATACTAAGCATGTACACAATAAATGTTCGTGTACTTGGCGAAGAATATAGGGATAAAGATTTTACTGGCAGAGATATCTGTCGTAAAAGAGACATAGACATATACTTTAACAAACGAGATCATAGATTTAGTTCGAGTGATCTTAGAAAGAGAGTTACACAACGTGAAACAACATAAATTTATATTCGACGTCGACGGAACACTAACCCCTAGCAGACAACAAATGGATGGAGACTTTGCTGTATTCTTTAGTACCTTCTGTGCTGAGAATGATGTATATCTTGTAACAGGTAGTGATAGGAAAAAAACAATAGAACAAGTAGGAGAGGAAATATACAGTCTTTGCAAACGTGTATATAACTGCTCCGGTAGTGATGTTTGGAAAGGTTCAAAAAACATAGACCAAAATGATTGGAAAATTCCACACTCTGCAAAAACATGGTTAGAAGAGAAACTAGAAGAAAGCGCATTTAAAATACGCACAGGCAATCATATAGAAGAACGAACAGGCATGGTTAACTTTAGTATTGTAGGTCGTAACGCAACACAAGAACAAAGAGAGCAATATGTAAAGTACGATAAGTTACACAACGAACGTACATATATTGCAGAACTATTCAATAGAGAGTTTGATTACTTAGAAGCAAGGCCGGGTGGAGACACTGGCATTGATATCGCACCTATTGGAGCAGACAAAAGTCAAATCTTAAAAGATTTTGACGAAAACAATTTCATTCATTTCTTTGGAGACAGAATGGATGCTGGAGGAAATGATGAACCTTTAGCAAGAGCTATCAAGCGTGGACAAACTTACCATGTTAAGTCCTGGAAAGACACGCAAGATAAATTAAAAAACCTAAATAAAGTATAGAAAACACTTGACAAACAATGTGTTATACAGTACAATATAATATAACTAAGGAGTAAATAGGCATGAAAGACATCTTACAAGACGTGGTAGCACATACACACGCATTAGGCTTTTTAACATTGGTAAAAGTTTCCAATGATGAAGGCACAACAATTGACGCAATGGCAGAAGACCGTAGTGTTATTTTAACAGCAGAAGCACATACAACAGTAGCAGAGTTTACAGGTACATTTGGTATGCCTAACTTAGACAAGTTAGCACTACACTTAAAGAATCCTGAATATCAGAAAGATGCTAAAATTGATGTAGTTAGTGCAGAGCGCAACGGTGAAGTTGTTCCAACACATATTCACTTTGAAAACACAACAGGTGACTTTGAAAATGATTATCGCTTTATGAATAAAGCAATCATTGAAGAAAAACTAAAGACTGTTAAGTTTAAAGGTGCAACATGGGACGTAACTGTACAACCAAGTGTTGCTAGTATTGCACGTATGAAACTTATGAGTGCGGCACATAGCGAAGAGCCAGTATTTAATGTAAAGGCTACAGAAGGTAACTTAGTATTCAGCTTTGGTGATGCAAGTACACACGCAGGTGAGTTTGTATTCCAACATGGTATTGAAGGTACACTACAACACACATGGAGTTGGCCTGTAGCACAAGTACAAGCAGTACTTAACTTAGACGGCGATGCTACAATGAGCATTTCAGATCAAGGTGCAATGAAGATTACAGTAGACAGTGGCATGGTAAAATATGACTACATACTACCAGCACAGAGCAAGTAGAATATGCGTAAGGACTTAACCGCAGAACAGAAAGATTATGCACGTTTTTTACCTGCACTAAGTGGCTTTTATGCTACTTACGTAGGTAAGCAACGGTATGACGAGTATGTTGATAAGTCACGTATACCTAGCAACTTTACACACGGTGTAGAAAGTCTAAACTATCTTAATAAGCAAGAAGGACAGTTCCAATACAAATGGACACTGTACTCAGCAGGACATGCTGAACTTGATGTTAACAAACACGCACCTAAAGAAGATATGGTGCGTAATAGAGATAGAGACAATACTTGGATATTAGGAGACTCAGGTGGTTTCCAAATTGGTAAAGGTGTTTGGGAAGGCGATTGGAAAGATCCTAATTGTCCTAAAGCACAAAAGAAAAGAGACGGTGTATTGCGTTGGATGGACGCTTACATGGACTATGGAATGATACTTGATATTCCAGCCTGGGTAGCACGTTCACCAGAAGGTGCAAAAGCAACAGGCATTAGTACATACGATGAGGCTGTAAAAGCAACACGTATTAACAACGACTACTGGATGAAACATAGAACAGGTGCTTGTAAGTTCCTTAATGTTTTACAAGGTGAGAATCATACAGACGCAGATGACTGGTACGAGCAGATGAAAGACTACTGTGACCCAGTTAAGTATCCTGACAATCATTTTAACGGATGGTCAATGGGTGGACAGAACATGTGCGATGTGCATTTGGTTCTTAAACGCATAGTTACATTGCATTACGATAACCTGTTACAAACAGGCATACATGATGTAATGCACTTCTTAGGCACATCTAAACTAGAATGGGCTACGCTACTAACAGACATACAACGAGCAGTAAGAAAGAACTATAATGAGAACTTTACTATTACCTTTGACTGTGCTAGTCCTTTCCTCGCAACCGCGAATGGACAAATCTACATTCAGAATGAAACTGAAGACAGAAGCAAGTGGACGTATCGTATGGTGCCGAGTGTTGACAATAAAAAATATGCTACAGACAACCGTGGATTTAGAGACACTGTTATATCAGATGGGGTATTTAAAAACTTTGAAGACTCGCCGCTTACAGACGGACTCAAAGTATCAGACGTTTGTACATATGCTCCAGGAGATTTAAACAAGATAGGTAAAGAAGGAAAGACATCATGGGATAGTTTTAGTTATGCTATTCAAATGGGTCATAACGTATGGAGTCATGTTAATGCTGTACAAGAAGCAAACAGACAATACGACAACGGAATTATTCCAAAAATGCTTGTGCAAGAAACATTTGATAGAGTATTCTTTAGAGATGTAATAAATGAAATATTTGCTATCGATAATAAAGAACAAGCACTTGCAAAAATTGACGAGTACTCAAAGTTTTGGATGACTATTCCAGGTACTAGAGGTGCAATTGGTAAAAAGACCATGAACGCTAGTACACACTTTAACGCACTGTTTGATGTAGAAGAATCAGTTGTTGAAGATGAAGAAATTTTAGATGAAACTAAGTTAGAGGATCTCGAGGATGAGCAACTATGAATTGGAAGAAGATAAACTGAAAAGCCACTTAATTGAGCTAGAAAGAAAGCATAAAGAGCTTGACACTGAGCTAGAAGTAAAGTATAATAATATGACAGTTACAGATGAAGTTCGTAAAATGAAAACTATGAAACTTTATTTAAAAGACGAAATACATAGAATTAATGCAAGATTAATACAGCTAGGTTTAGAATGAAAAGAGATTACGAAAGCGGTATAAGTAGTACTCCTACTATGTTTACAGGTGTAGAAGTTGAGAAGACTCCTGCATTTGGTATGCAAACATTGTTTGTAGATGGTATTCAAGACATTGAAACTATAATGGAATACTATAACAAGTTAGAATGTAAGCACATATTCTTTGGTGCAAATCATTCATATAGTCCAAGAACAGCAGACGACTTTGTAGCATGGGACAAATACATTTTAGAATTTGTAAAAGAAGGCTACTTGTGTAGTTTAGACATTCCAAGTACTATTAACTTAGAATGGTTCTTAGACGGCGGCTTAGTAGAGTATGATAACTTTATTCCGCAAATACGTGTTGTAGTGCCATATGTTAAGCAATGGAACTATAATACTATGGTTAAGATTGACGACAAAGACTTTAAAGCAAGTAACCCAGGTGTTTGGTGTCATAGTCTACATGACTTAATGGATAGAGAAAAATTTACCGATTGGTCTAAATATGGCCTTGACAAAGTTATTAAATGAAAGTATACTAATAATATGGAACAACGTGAATCATATCATAACTATATGGGACGTAGAATGAGAGAGGAAGATGCAAAAATGGCAACAGAAAACGCACTAAATAATGCACAGAGAAGTATATGGGTAACCTTTAATAAAGAAGGTGTACACATGTATCCAGGAGCAGATAGTGATCCAAAATTGGCAACAGGTGATTGGGACGATGTGTCGTTCCTTGGTATTCCTCATCGTCATATCTTTCATTTCCGGGTGCGCATTGAAGTGTTCCACAACGATAGAGACATCGAATTCATACAATTCAAAAGATGGCTTGAAAGACTTTATAATGGACAAGGTGCGTCCGACGGTGAAGTGCTTGTTCTAAATCATAGATCGTGCGAGATGATCGCTGACGAACTATACGAAATGATCTCTAACAAATACCCCGGCCGGTTTGTAGAGATTAGTGTTGCAGAAGACAACGAAAACGGCTGTTCAATTTACTACCCTAGATAATGACAAGAGAGAGAAACTTAAAATGTCTACTAAATTCAATCGTGAAGCGTATACGAAGGTATTCAACGACTTGGACAAACTACGCGACTACTGTCGCTTTGAAGGTAAAGTGTTCGATGAAAAAGCACTTTACAAAAAGGATCACCCTACTTGGATTGCTTATGGAAAATGGCAAAACTATATTCGTGCAAAGGCACGTAACGGTGGACGGAACTTTCAACCACGGAGAAACTAAATGACTATTTACATTGTAGACATCGAAGCAGTAGACACACGTTATACTAAGCAATGGAAAGAGTATCTTCCTAAGCAACTGCAACGAGCTACAAATGAAAATGTGAAAGTTATTAGTGGTGGCGAAACTCCTCAGGCAACTACACCTGGGGCTTTTCTAAACTTTGGTGGTACTAATGTTTATAAAAGTAAACAACTAGAACACATAGGTGAATTGTTTTGTGCCGGTGCTGTTAAAGACGGTGACTACTTTTTATACACTGATGCTTGGAACCCTACTGTTATACAACTACGTTATATGGCAGAACTACTAGGCGTTGACATTGCTGTCGGCGGCTTGTGGCATGCTGGATCATATGATCCACAAGACTTCTTAGGTAGACTTATAGGTGATAAACCTTGGGTTAGACATGCTGAAATGTCAATGATGGAATGTTATGATGATAACTTCTTTGCAACTGACTTTCATATTGACATGTTTACAGATGTATTTGATGAAAACTATGCATTAGACTGGAACAAAATACATCGTGTAGGTTGGCCTATGGAGTATCTAAAGAACAGTTTAAGCAGTTACAAAGGTATGGAAAAGCGAGATCTTATATTATTTCCACATAGAGTAGCACCAGAGAAGCAGGTTGATATCTTTAGAGATCTTGCAGAACGTTTGCCGCAATATGAATTTGTAGTATGTCAAGAACGTGACTTAACAAAGAACGAATATCACAACATGTTAGGCGAAGCAAAAATGGTGTTTAGTGCTAACTTGCAAGAGACACTAGGTATTAGTTGGTACGAAGGCGCACTAGTTGATGCTATTCCAATGATGCCTGATAGACTTAGTTATAGTGAAATGGCATTACCTGAATTTAAGTACGACAGTAAATGGACTGAAGACTATGATGCATACTTACATAACAAAGACAAAGTTGTTGCACAAATTGTAGAATACATGGAAAACTATGAAGACTTTCTTCCAAGTATAAACAAGCAAGTTACTAAATTAAACAAAGACTTCTTTAGTGGTACAGAACTTTACAAGGCGATTGCAAATGAATGATGACGGAACATTTACACTAACACTTGATTCAAATTATACTTCCGACGATACAGTTACTATAGATATAGACACAAGTTCGTGGGATGATAGTTTTACTACTAGTCCTACATCAATATACTCGTCTCCTGCATCAATATACTCGTCTAATGGCGCTGGCAATGGTAATGTTGAGATCGAAGGTGAGTTAACAGTAGGTGGTGTAGATGTTGTGCAGTCTATTAAAGATATACAACGTGTACTAGGAGTTGTAAGCAGGGACCTCGATAAAGAAGAAAAGTATGCAGGCCTAAAACGTGCCGCAGAAGCATATGAACGTGAACTGGCAAAAATTGAAACCTTTGAAACATTGAAAGATTCAGCATAATGTTTAATTTTTTAAAAGATCGTAAACGTGTAATTAAAGATAGGAATACAAATAAACCTTATCTTATACGTTATTACTTGTTCCTAAAGGACAGAAAGAACTTTCCGTTTAATATCACTTTACACAAAGTTTTAAAAAGCGATGAAGCAACACTACATGATCATCCTTGGTCATATGGTACACTAATTTTAAAAGGCGGGTACTACGAACACACTCCTGAAGGAAAGTTTTGGAGAGGCCCTGGACATTTTCGTCATCGTAAAGCAACTGACTTACATTGGTTAGAATTATCAAAAGACAAAGACGGTAATGAAATCCCATGTTGGAGTTTATTCTTTATGGGTAAAAAAGTACAAAGCTGGGGATTCAAAGTAAAAGGTAATTGGGTTAGTCATAAAAGGTACCTAAATGAGTAAGTCAAAAATATACTATGCTCCTATTGCACAAGCAGAGGATCGTGACTGGAGTGTAATATATCCAGAGCCACAAACCTTATGGGAACGTAAAAGTGAGCAACATATAAAAATACAAGACAAGCAAAGTGATTTCTTTTATTGTCCTGCATTTAGTGACTTTGCAAAAAGTACTGTAGTACTAACTAACCCTATGCGAACAAACGTACCTATTGTGCAAAATAATAGTTTTGCAAAAGTAGAGTCTGTTATACCTGTTTATCAAACAAGAGATAGTTGTCTTAAAGATCATCAAACATTAAAATATAACTTACAGTGGATATTCTTTGCAGAAGATGATAATGTAGACATAACACTAACATCTCCTTATATGGACAACGCACCGCACACATTATCAGGTAGTATTGTGCCAGGAAGGTTCAACATAAGTGACTGGTTTAGACCCATTAATTTAGAATACAACTTCTATCCTGGTGCTAAAAACTTTACAGTTGAAGAAGATGAAGCACTAGCATATGTAAGTTTTAATACTAACAAACCTATACAATTACAAAGATTTGATCTAACTCCTGAACTGTACGACATTGCTCTTACACTTGCATCAGGAGCATCATGGGAAAGTTGGGTACCGTTAGCAAAAAGATACAAACGATTTAAACAAGCAAGACTTAAAGACTCTATTTTAAGAAGGATCAAAGGCACACTGTATGACAGTTAAAAATACAATTAAAGATGTTGTTGAAGAACAAGTACAAGAAATTGTAGATGCAAAAAATCTTGTTCCAAAGCAAACACCTAAGTTTGATCTTAGTTGGTATATTAAATGGATCAGTAGTTTCTTTGTATTAATAGCAGTTGCATGTAGAGCCGCTGGCGGAGATCTTGCAATATATGATTTAGCCTTCAGTACTGTAGGAACAGCAGGTTGGCTATGGGTTGGATTGCTTTGGAATGACAGAGCATTGATTATGTTAAACGCCGCTTTGTTTATGATACTAGCAAGCGGACTTTTGAAAATATTAGTTGGATAAGAGGACTAGATGATTAAGAAACACTATTATAATTGGCAAGATGTAGAAAATGCTTGTTTAAATATTACACTACAGATGTACAAGGACAAATGGCGTCCTGACTATATTGTAGGTATTACCAGAGGCGGAAACGTTCCTGCTACTATACTAAGCAACATGTTAGGTGTACGTGGCGAAGCATTAAAAGTAAGTTTACGTGATGCTACAGGCGAAAGTGAAAGTAACTGTTGGATGGCAACTGATGCATTTGGATATGTAGATGAAGAAGAACGTGTTAATACCAAAAGTCGTTGGGATATCGGCAAACGTAAAAATATTTTAATTGTAGATGACATTAACGACACTGGTGCTACATTTGACTGGATTAAACAAGACTGGCAAGCAGGTTGTCTACCTAACGAAGAAACTTGGAAAACAGTATGGCACAACAATGTTCGCTTTGCTACTATTACAGATAACTTATCAAGTGACTTTAATGGTACTGTAGACTACAGCGTACACGAAGTAAACAAAGCAGAACAAGATGTTTGGTTAGTTTACCCTTGGGAGAACGTAGGTGAATATTGATACCTTAGAAAAGGCACAGGAGTCAGGACGAGCACCTTGGACAGATGTGGAAATAAATACAAAGGAATTTGTAGTCTTCAACGACGGCTTTCCAGTAACGGAAGGACATATGTTAATAGTACCTAAAGTAAGTGATCAAGAAACAATAACTAAATGTTTTAAGTTTGCTATCTCAATGGGTAATGATAACGTAGTAAGCGATAAGACTACAATAACAGGATTTAATATAGGGTTGAACATAGGAAAAAGTGCAGGTCAAACTGTTATGTACCCACATGTTCATCTAATATTTCGCCGAGATGGAGACTGTCCGGATCCAGTCGGTGGCGTCCGCAACGTAATACCGGGCAAAGGAAACTATAGGAAGGGAATATGAACTTGAAACAACAAATGATAGCGGCGGTAAAGGCTCACGCAGAAGCTGAAATCTTATTGCATAAGACTAATGTTGAAGTATACATGGAAAAAGTTGTAGGTATTGGTGAGCATTCTGATATTATCGAAACGATACAAAAAGAATTAGATGCAATGGCTACTGCTAGTGATAGACTAGACATGATAACTAAACACTTTGAGTAGAAAATACTTGACAAAAACCTAAATACAATGTATAATATAACTTATATTGTGCATTGTATTATTAACGGCAATCCACTGCCTAAACATCGGAGAAACAAATGGATAAATCCAAAGAGATAAAAGCCCGTTTGCAACAAGCAGACAAACGCTTCTGGGCCGGCGACAACATTTCAGACTTTATTAAGGACGGCGAAAAGCAAGTACTAATTGACGAGCTTGCTGTTAAGTTTGAAGACGTATTACAAGGTCTTGTAATAGATACAGAAAACGATCCTAACAGTAACGGTACAGGTAAACGTCTTGCAAAGATGTATATCAATGAACTAATGGCAGGACGTTATGAACCAATGCCGCCTGCAACAGCATTTCCAAATGATAGCGATGATCGTTATGAAGGTATGTTAGTTGTGCGTAGTGAACTTACAAGTATGTGTTCACATCATCACCAGATAGTTAGAGGTGTAGCGTACATTGGTATTATTGCATCAGACAAACTAATTGGTTTAAGTAAGTATACACGTATTGCACAATGGTGTGCTATGCGAGGTACATTACAAGAAGAACTTGCAAACGACATTGTACGTGAGATTCAAAAAGCAACAGGTGCAGAACACTTAGGTGTTTATGTACAAGCAACACATGGTTGTGTTGAGAACAGAGGTGTAAAGGCACATAGTAGTCTTACACAAACAACTGTACTAAAAGGTGCGTTTAAAGATGACGCAGGTACTAAGAAAGAGTTTATGGATAACATTAAACTACAACAATCATATGCGTGTGATAGATAGGACACAAACATGAAACTTAGATATTCAGAAGCGTTTTATAGTGTACAAGGTGAAGGTAAGTTTGTAGGAGTACCTAGTGTATTCTTACGTACTTTCGGTTGTAATTTTCGTTGCATGAATTTTGGTACAGAAGAAAAACGTAACCGAACAGAATTAAAAGAAGCAGGCATTATCCACAATGAAGAAGTTGCTGGATTAATTGCAAAAGATGTACACAAGTCTACTAAAGATTTTAATGACTTGCCTATTATACACACCGGCTGTGATACATATGCAAGCATTTATCCAGAGTTCAAACACTTTAACAAACAAGCAGAAGTTGAAGAAGTAGTTGAGCATTTGTTGTCGCTCACCCCAGAAGGTAAGTGGACAATGGGTAATGGTCAAGATATTCACTTGATCATGACAGGAGGCGAACCACTGTTGGCGTGGCAACGATTGTACGTCGAATTATTTGAGCATCCACGTATGCAGGATCTAAAAAATGTTACATTTGAAACAAACACTACGCAACCTCTACACAACGACTTCTACGAGTATCTTAGCAATCAAGATAGATTTGAAGTCACTTGGAGTTGTTCCCCAAAACTTAGTGTCTCAGGAGAACCTTGGGAAACTGCTATTAAGCCTGATATTGCTCGTGAGTATAGTCTTGTTGACGGCAGTGAACTTTATCTTAAGTTTGTTGTGGCTACTAATGACGACTTTGACGAAGTTACAAGGGCTGTGGACGCTTACAAAAGTGCCGGGGTGGAATGTCCAGTATATCTTATGCCGTTGGGTGGACGCTCTGAAGAGTATACCCTCAACGTTAAAGACGTGGCGGAAGCGTGTATGGAAAGAGGATGGAGATTTACCCCAAGACTCCACATATCCTTATTCGGAAATGCATGGGGCACTTGATCAAGTGAAAGAACAACAATATAAAAATGCGCAACACGAAAAGGCTATGAAGGCTCCTATTAGTGAAGACCGCATTAGAAAAGCAGGATGGTAAATTATGGGATGGTGGAATAAACTAGTAAAAATGCAAACTGGCACTGATACGGAAGTAAAAGAGCCAACGTCAGAAGAAGTTAGACGTTCAGCATTAGAAAACGAAAAGGCAGTTGCTACTAAGGCAGGTAAACCCTGGGTAGCAGTATTAGATACACAAGTAAATGAAGATAATATTCGAAACGGGTTCTTTGAGCTCGATTGGAATAATGAGTTTATTGAACAATTACTTGATGCAGGTTATAGTGGTGAGTCAAACGAAGAGATTGTTGATCAGTGGTTTAAAACTATTGTAACGCAAATGCTTCAAGAAGATGGCGAAGACCCAGATAGAGATATGGGCTACATTAACGTAGTGCCTATCGATAAAGGTAAGAGTGAAGTATCTTAATGCTTGACAACAGCCAGATCTGGTGTTACAATAGTACTATAAATTACACAAAGGCAAGAATATGTTAGAAATTATAGGCATTACACTATTAGTTGCGTTCATACAGAATGGCGACATTTTATCAATTTGTATATCGGGGTGCTCATAATATGGCAACTTATGTACTAGTAGACACAGCAAATACGTTCTTTAGAGCTCGACACGTTGTACGTGGAGACATTGATACTAAAGTAGGTATGGCACTACACATTACACTAGCAGGTGTTAAGAAAGCATGGAATGACTTTGATGCTGATCATGTTGTGTTTTGTTTAGAAGGTCGTTCATGGCGTAAAGACTTTTACGAACCTTACAAGCGTAACAGACAAGTTGCACGTGATAAGATGACTGTAACTGAGAGTGAAGAAGATACAGTCTTTTGGGAAATCTTCGACGAGTTTAAGAACTTTGTAAGTGAGAAGACTAACTGTACTGTTATGCGTCATCCGCAACTAGAAGCAGATGATCTTATTGCTGGTTGGGTACAATCACACCCTAATGACAATCATGTTATTATTAGTACTGACGGTGACTTTGCACAACTTATTGCACCTAATGTAAAGCAATACAACGGCATACAAGACGTTACAATTACACACGAAGGTTACTTTGACAAGAAAGGTGATCGTGTTATTGACAAGAAGACTAAGTTAGAAAAGCCTGCACCTGAGCCTGACTTTATGTTATTTGAAAAGTGTATGCGTGGTGACACTAGTGACAATGTGTTTAGTGCATTTCCAGGTGTACGTAAAAAAGGCACTAAGAACAAAGTAGGCCTTATTGAAGCATATGCAGACAAAGATAGCAAAGGCTACAACTGGAACAATATGATGTTACAGCGTTGGGTAGATCATGAAGGTGTTGAACATCGTGTACTAGATGACTATACACGTAATGTTACACTATGTGACTTAACTGCACAACCTGCAGACATTAGAGAGATAATTAATAATACGATTGCAGAAAATGCAACGCCTAAAGAAGTATCACAAGTTGGTATGAGACTTATGAAGTTTTGTGCTAAGTGGGATATGCAACGTATTGCAGATCAGGCGGCAACTTTTGCAGAACCATTACAAGCGAGGTATCCACAATGATAAAAACAAAAACTATTCTTAAAGATAAATTTTGGATTCTTGAAGAAGAAGGAGTACGAGTTGGAACTTTAAGTATAAGTGAAGACAAGTATATGTTCAGTGGTCCTACAGGAACTACTTATTTTGACAGCAAAAAGGCACTAAAGAGTACATTCGGAGACAATGTACTGATTAGTGAAGTGCTAGATGTACCGGAAGAGAAGCCGGAGAAGGAAGTTTATAACTTTCCAACAAGCACACATCCTTACAATCCTATGCTAGATGTACAGCGTAAACTACCATTGTTTACTAAAAGTAACAAGAGTAAGAGCTTGTATTGTGCAGGATATTACATTATACACTTTGACAAAGGCTGGGTAAAGAGCTTTTGTCCTAAACTACTTACTGTAGAACGTTACGAGTTTCAAGGACCGTTTAAAACAGATCTTGAAATGAAGTCAGCGTTGAGTAAAGCAAATGTCAAGTGATCCTTTAAACACTTCTTCAATACAGATGTTTCTACAGCAAACTAAGTCTGCAGATTTATCAAATTCTAAAGAAGTTAAACTTCCTATAACACAAGCCAAGAATCTTGCATATACACTAGGTATAGTAATGGCAAGACTAGAAGGCGATCTAGAAAGATACGTTAAAGAAAATAGTGGCGGCGGAAGTGACATTGAAGTACGATTAGACGGTGGAACTGACTGGAAGTAAACTACATACTTAACTGTAAAAAGAGATAAATATATGCGTATATAATTATAGGAGTATACGCATATGAGTAGGCCTAAACCAACCGTATTGCTAGAACACATAGATAAAAAGACTTATAGAGCTGAACAAGTTCTAGATGCCGATGCTATCTGGGCAGTGTTCTACAACAACAAACCTTTCAACCTAAAGAGTTTAAACTCTATCACAAACTATCCAGGACCTAAGTATAAGAAGGTATCTTTTTCTAACCCCGGACACGCTCATAACTTAGCAAAGAAGTTAAACGACATGTTTAATACAGACGAATTTGCGGTATATAAGTTATCAACAGGTGAATTAGAAACAGAGATATGAACTGGAAAGAGACTTATACCAAAATCTTCCTCAATCAACTAGGCAAAACATCAAACGATTTATCAGTTAAAGAGTTTATGCCCTTATGGTGGAAGAATCCTAGACAGTCCGGCGGACTGTGTCTCACTGAATTAGGTTTTGATATCTTAACCGAAATAGATCTTGCGACATATGATGTGCCGTATCCAAAAGATATGCCCCTTACAACACAAGTCATTATCTTCTTAGACAAGTTTATTGACTGTCCTTACTACCTTACCCATAATTCGATTGTAGTCACAGGCGAAAAGAAAGCAATGGAACTACATTTGTTTAGCGGAGACCTACGTAAATACGGTCTTACTAAAGCAATGAATCGACACGAAAAATAATTTAACATTTTGGCAACTTAGTGGTTGACTTTTGTTCTGTAGAGTGTATACTATATGTATAGTTAGAAATTAACTTAGCACTGATGACAACACAAGAGGAATATAATATGGAAAATGTAGCACTACGCACCGTAAGCCCTAATAAGGCTAAAAAATCAATTACACACGCTATTAAAAAGAAGCGTCCAATCTTTCTTTGGGGACCTCCAGGTATTGGTAAATCTGAAATTGTAGAACAGATTACTCACAGTTTACCTAAATCACATTTGATTGACATTCGTTTATCATTATGGGATCCGACAGATATTAAAGGCATGCCTTATTATGCCGCTAATGATAACACAATGAAATGGGCTCCTCCAGTTGAGCTACCAAGCGAAGAGTTTGCGGCACAGTTCGATAACATTGTACTGTTCTTAGACGAAATGAACTCTGCGGCACCTGCTGTACAAGCGGCGGCTTATCAACTTATTCTTAACCGTAAGGTTGGAGCATACAAACTGCCAGACAATGTAATGATTGTTGCGGCTGGTAACCGTGAAGCAGACAAAGGTGTTACTTACAGAATGCCTGCTCCGTTAGCAAACCGTTTCATCCACTTAGAACTTGCAGTTAATTTTAATGACTGGTTTGACTGGGCTGTAGATAAAAAGATACATAACGATGTAGTAGGTTTTTTACAGTTTAGTAAGAAAGATTTATACGACTTTGATCCAAAGTCACCAAGTCGTTCATTTGCAACACCACGTAGTTGGACATTTGTAAGTGAACTATTAGAAGACGACCTAGACGTCGAAACTACAACTGATCTTACATCAGGTACAGTAGGCGAAGGGTTGGCTATTAAGTTTATGGCACACCGTAAAGTAGCGGCATCTATGCCTAACCCAAGTGACATCTTGTCAGGTAAGGTTAAAGAGTTGAAACAGACAGAAATCAGTGCAATGTATTCCCTGACTGTATCACTTTGCTACGAACTAAAAGAAGCGTCAGACGCAAACGATAAGAAGTTTGATGAAAAAGTGAATAACTTTCTACGCTTTGCAATGGACAATTTTGAAACTGAATTGGTTGTCATGGGTGTTAAAGTAGCACTCACTCAGTACGCATTGCCCATTGATCCAGACGAAGTAGAATGCTTTGATGAATTCCACGATCGTTTTGGTAAGTATATTAAGGCCGCACAACAGTCTTAATATGGTGTGTTGAGTTTTGGGCGTTCTCATTAAAAAACGTCCATTTTATATTGACTTTTTACTATAAAGATTGTATAATATATGTATAGTAACAAACAAAAGGGCAAAAGAACATGAGCGTTGCAGGAACTAAACTTTGGGAACCAGACCTTAATATTACTCCAGAAGCATTAGAAGAAATGCGAGTAGAAGTATATGACCGTATTATTATTGCTCGTGTAGGTTTGCTTTTGCGTCATCCATTCTTTGGCAACATGGCAACACGTTTACGTATTTTAGCCGCAGATGATTGGTTACCCACTGCCGCTGTAGACGGACGCAACCTTTATTACAACACTCAATTCTTTAATGCAATGTCAAACAAAGAAATTGAATTTGTTATTGCACATGAAATTTTACATTGTGTCTTTGGACACATGGATCGTAGAGAAGATCGTAACCCTTTAATTTGGAATATTGCAGTTGACTATCTAGTTAATAACTTGCTAGTACGTGATCGTATTGGTGAAAAGCCTAAACTAGTAGACTGTTATCAAGACTTTAAATACGAAGGCTGGAGCGGTGAGCAAGTATATGATGACATATACGAAACTGCAAAACAGAACGGAAAAGACTACTTAGAGCAATTAGGCGAGCTATTAGACGAGCACCTTGAAGCAGACGGTAGTGATCAACCAGGCGACAACGGCGAAGGTAAAGATTCAAACGGCAACGGTACATCTAAGAAAAAGCCTAAGATGACTAAAGCAGAAGCAAAACAAATTAAAGACGAAATTAAAGAAGGCATGATGCAAGCGGCACAGGCGGCAGGTGCAGGTAATACTCCTGGCGAAGTTCAACGTATGATTAAAGAACTTACAGAGCCTAAAATGAACTGGCGTGAAATTATTTCACAGCAAATTCAGTCTACTGTAAAAAATGACTTTACATTTATGAAACCTTCACGTAAAGGCTGGCATACTAGTGCAGTACTTCCAGGACAAAACTTTGACGATTCAATTGAACTATGTGTTAGTATTGACATGTCAGGCTCAATTGGTAATTCACAAGCAACTGACTTTTTAAGTGAAGTACAAGGCATTATGGATCAGTATAAAGATTATAAAATTACTGTATGGTGCTTTGATACAAAGGTATACAACGAACAAGAATTTACTGCTGATGGCGGAGAAGACTTACGTGACTACGAAGTTATGGGCGGTGGCGGCACTGACTTTGATGTTAACTGGCAGTATATGAAAGATAGAGACATTGTTCCTAAAAAATTCATTATGTTTACAGACGGATATACATGGGACTCATGGGGTGATGCAGAGTATTGTGATACATTATTCTTATTACATTCACATCATGATAAAAAGACCGAAGCACCGTTTGGTACAACTTTACACTATGAGGAAATGAGTGCCTAAACTTAAACAACCAAACGCTTTAAACTTTTTTGGATTAAGGAGAGCACATTGTGTATCTCCACAATTCGAATATATAACCATTCCTTACACCTACAACATCGAGGAATCGTTAAATAAATGGGTACTGAGACATTTAAAAGGTAGATACTTTTTAGGAAAATCAGTAGGAGTATCAAGTAATAATGGAAGAACTGATAACTTTATTAAAGTCGGATTTGAAGACCCAAAAGAAGCAAGTTATTTCATGTTGGCTTGTCCACTTCTGAAATACAAATAATTAACTACGTATATATAATAGTATAGGAGATATATAATGGCGAATGACACAACACCAAAAGAGACTGTAGAAGCACCAGTAGCAACTGAAGCACCTGCAACTCCACCAGCGGCAGAATTAACTGTCCAAGACCTAACAGCAATTAAACAAATTATTGATGTAGCAAGTTCAAGAGGCGCTTTTAAAGCAAATGAAATGGCTATTGTAGGTCAAACATATAACAAACTAGAATCTTTCTTAGGCGCCGTAAGCGAATCAAAACCGCAGGAAGAACCTAAAGGAGAATAACTATGGCACTTAAACATATAGGCCGCGTTGTAAAAAATCAAAAAAGATGTGCAGTAGCATATCGCACAGTACCTGGAGACTCAAAGTTTTCACTTGTAGTAATGAGTGAGAATTTAGATTCACCAGACCATGATGCATTAATGACTTTAATTGAATCAGGCGCAGGACAAGAAGCAAACGAACTTGCTGATGCAATGCACAGAACACAATTACCAGACGGTAAGAACATGTTAGTAGGCTTCCATGCAATGGGCAAACTAACAAAAGTATTATCAGAAGATATTGAAATGACACCTGATAATAGTACAACTATTAACCTTGCAGAATTAAATAAAATTATTGCCGAACAAAAAGGCATTACAATAGAAGAATTAGCCGGTGAAGTTAAAGGCGCACCAAATGCGAATGCAACAGCACAAGCACCTGTTAAAGCACCTGAAGTAGCACCTGCAACAGATACATTAAGCGACGAAGATTTAGCCGCACAGTATCGTTCACAAGCAGACACTTTATTTAAGGAAGCAAAAGTACTACGAGAACAAGCAGAGGAATTGGTACCTACAAAGAAGAAAACCAAGTCTAGTGCAAAAGAAACCTCGTAAAAAGCAACTTCCAAAAGAAGTAATAGATCATTGGCCAGAGGTATTCAAGGACGTACACATTGATGTTGTACCACTTGAGTACCTTAACTCTGTCAGAGTAGAGTTTACTGACGGTAAAATATGGGACATTGATATTAATACAGACAAAAAGCCTGTAAAAGATCTAGAAAAATCCTTAGACGACCTATTTGAACAGTATCAAAATGTAATAAAGAATGTTGACTTTAGACTAGATACAGACAAGGTTAAAGCAGATATTACCAAAAGAACTAAGAAATTTTTAAAGTTAAGAAGATAGTTCAGATGGATAAATACTAATAACAAATAAATATGTTATCAGGAGTTAACTAGAATGGCATTACAGATCAGACGTGGCACAGATGCTGAACGTACCGCAGGTGGCGGTGTAGTTTTCGCAAACGGCGAGTTGGTGTATGTAACAGATACCGACAAATTATATATAGGTGACGGAGCAACAGCAGGCGGTATGCCAATGGCTGGTTCAGCTATTGCAAGCATAGGTGAATACATTGTAGCTGATACAATAAACTCAACATTAGACTTACAACAAAATTTAGACCTTAACGGTAAAGACATAATTGGTACAGGTAATATTAATATTGCTGGTACTATAACTGCTACTGGCAACATTAACTTAGGTGATGATGCTAGTGCTGACACTGTTAACTTAGCGGCACAAATAACAAGTTCATTAACTCCGAACGCAGATTCTACTTACAACATCGGTACACAAACCGCACGTTGGAATAACGGTTACTTTACAGGTTTAGTTGTTGACGGACAAGTAGATGCTGTTGCAGTTAATGCAAACGTAGTTGCTGATGACTCATCTGTGATGGTAAATGTTAGTAATAATATATTCACAGGAGCATTTGCAGGTAACGTAACAGGTAATGTTTTAGGTGATCTAACTGGCGATAGTGCAGGTACACATACTGGTGCAGTAGTTGGTAACGTAACTGGTGATGTAGTTGGCAATGTTACAGGTGATACCGCAGGTACACACACTGGTGCAGTAGTTGGCGATGTTACAGGTGATATAGTTGGTAATGTAACTGGTGACGTAACTGGTGATGTAAAAGGATCAGGTGCGCAAACAGTATTAGCGGCAAACACAGGTCCATCAGATGCGGCTTTAAGTGTAAGTACAGTTACAGCAACAACACTTTCAGGAACACTAACAGGCAATGTAACTGGTAATACAGCAGGTTATCACACAGGCGATGTTAAAGGTTCAGTATTTGGCGATGACAGTACTGTTATTGTAGATGCTGTGAATAACACATTAATTGGTAACGTAACAGGTGATTTAACTGGTAACGTAACTGGCGACACAGCAGGTACACATACTGGTGCAGTAGTTGGTAATGCGGCAGGTGATCATACAGGCACATTTACAGGTAACGTGTTTACTGCTTTAATTGATAGTGCAGATTCAAGTGCTATTACAGTTACTCCAGCAGTAGTTATGAGTAGTGACTTAACTGTTGACAATGCTGTAAGCATAGGTGGCATAACTGGCGTTGTAATTAACGATAATAACATTGATGCATACAGTGCAAGTAACCCTACAAAACTTGCTATTAACAGCATATGCGCAGATGCAAACGATTATACAACTGAATTAGTAATT